GAGCCATATTTAGTTCTGTTGCAATTTTAGTCATAGGAACACCCTCGTTACTTTCGTGTATTCCAACATATAAAAAAACTGCAATAGTTTGGCTTTGTATGTCTGCATCGAATTTTCTAAAACTTTCGATATGTTTTAGCAGAATAATAGCATTCATTAGTTGTCCTCAGTTATTGTTATTTATTAATTTTATCAGCACGGTAAATAACAAAAGTCGTACTTAAACGTTAATACAAAAAGACTCTCCAAAACGCAAAATCTATTATGTATTCATTATTGTCACGTTTGCATTCAAAATTACTCCATTTACTATATTTTTCAATATAGACTTTAAAGAGAATAAAATTAATATACATACTTACCTCCTATATGACCATTGTTAGTAATTCATTGCTGTACAATCCCAAAATGCCGTTTCGCAACACTTCTTTTGGTTTGTGCATATACCCTCCTTTCATTTAAATGTTAAAGTAAATTATTCTATAATTTGCATAGAATTTTGTAAATCACTATAAAAGTGTCTTCGCCCCTCGCCCCTCTGAAAATATATATTTTTTTCAATTGCAGCTCAAAAAATTCTTTCATATCTCAACGTACAGAGGGTTTTAGGGTCTATTACGACCCTAAGTACCCCCACGTTTTTAGTCATTTATGATTTCTTTTATTCGTCTTATTTTTTCTTGATACTTTAAACTTGTCTGTACGTATTCATCAGCCAAGTATTTTTCGTTTTTGTTTTTGTCATCAACGTAAACAACAAAACTGTCACCGTCTGTTGAATTTACTGAATGAGACCAAGACCCTTGTTTTCTAAACTGTCTGTAATATTTAAACTTTGGGTTTAAAAATTTTCGAAACAGTTTGATAAACAATTCGCCTTCAATGTCATTAGGCACTCCATAAAAAAGATAGTTTCCTAAACCTTCTTTATTTACTGGATTGGCTAACAACCTCGCTTGAAACTTGTTTATAGTTTCGCTCATATGTTACTCCTTTTGTAGTTATGTTTTTAAATATATGAGCAATCACATCAACCGTCCAACCATTGCCAAGCATTTTGTATCTTTGAGTATTTGATACTCCAAGCGTGTAATTATCTGGAACAGTTTGTAAACGCTCACATTCCAAAGGCGTAAGTTTACGCCATTGCTTATTGCCTAAACTAATTTTAGGCTCACGGTTACCACCACCACAAGTATTTAATGTAGGTGATTTTCCGTCTTTATCGTAAACACGTTTTAATACATCGTGACCATTTAATTGTGCATGACCTTTTAATATTAATCCGTTTTTACTTTCGACCTTATCTAGTGGAATGTAAACTTTTTGTTTACTTGCCAAAGTGCTAGTTAAAGTCGGTGCTTTACCGTCAACATGATAAACTCTAGAACTTTGTTCAAAGACACCTTCACGGTACTCAAACTCAGTCAATGATTTATCAAATTGATTAGTTTCAATTCCAAGACAATCTTTCAATAATGACCATGAGTTTTCATCTGGAATTGCAAAACTGTCATCAGTTCTAAACCAATGTTCAGCTTTAGTTTGTGGTACGTTACAATAAGAAGCAATTTCACTAATACTTAAATTAGCAACTTTCTTCTTATGAAATCGTAAAACAGTTTTTAGACCTTCAATGTCTACTTTATGTTTACGAATTTTAACAATCTCAATCTCGTTACCAACATGATTAAGACCGTCTTTAGATATAACAGAATTATCTTTTAATCTAATTCCAGTCATACCTTGATTGCCAAAGCCTTTATAATCTCTAGCCATAAGACAATGAGATTTTTCTATATTGGCTTTTGCTAATTGCTTACCTTGATTAATAACCATGTCAGCAATTCCGTTGTCTTCAAGTATATCTCTAATTACAATTCCTTTATCTTCTGGAATAGTAACGTTAGGTATATTTGTCCAATAAAGTCTACGTCTTGATTGAGCCGAAACTAAATTAGAATTAATTTCAATAGGCTCGACCCCAAGATATTTACTTATAATATCTCTAGACTCTTTATTCATGACAACGTTTTCAAGCATAAAGTATTTTGGTTTTACAAGTTTTAATATTCTTACAAACTCAAAAAACAATTTACTTCGTGGGTCATCAAAATTTAATCTATTACCAGATTTACTAAAACCTTGGCACGGTGAACCACCGATTAATAAATCAATTTTGACATTATATGGAACGGATGTAATTTTAGTCACGTCCCCAAGATGTACAGTGTTTGGAAAGTTTTTTTCAGCAATTGAAATTGCATACTTATCAATCTCACTTGCATAATAATTATCAACCTTCGCCCCTAGTTTCTTGAGAGCAATTTGACCACAACTCATACCGTCAAATAATGATAGTACGTTCATATAGTTTTCCTTTTGTAGTTGATTGTAAAATGAGGGTACGCCCCTCGTCCCTCGCCCCTCGATGAATAATAAAAAAAGAAGGGCAAGGCACAAAACCTCGCCCCTCAATTCATTCATGAAAAGCGCTTTTTTTTCGAAAAATTTAAAATAATAAATTTAACGTAGTAAACTTTTTTTCGTTCACTATCTAAGCGCCTTAATTTCTTAATGATTGTTTTAATTAGTAGTTTTTAAAATTAAGGTTTTTAATTCCTTAAATTTTTCCAACTCACTTTTATTTATATCCAATTCTCGAAATTCTTTATTATTAGAACGGATATAATGGCATAAATCCAAATCACCATATTTAATAAAAGTATTTCCAGAAATTGAATAATATTCATCCTCTAAAAATTCTAAAATATCACATGGCGTTTTGCGTCCAGTTAATACTTCAGTTATTTTTAATATTTCTCTAAGTTTCATATTTTTTCCTTTTGTAGTTTGAGCTGCAACCGTCAAAAAAAATTTTGAAAGTCACAACAGTTTATTTTTTGTGGTCCAGGTAACGCAAAAAAAAATTTTGAATTACTGAACATCTAAAACAAAACCAGAAAAATCTTTTTTGGCTTTGCCTTTTGCCATTAAGCCACAAATTGAATTAAGTTTATCAGTAAACCTTAAATCAGTTTCATCAGCGTTAATGACGTTGAAGCCTTTAAAAGTTTTAGGCAATATATTTCTAAAAACGGCTGAAATATTTCCACCTAATTTCAAAATATTAAAAGCTTCTTTTTTGTTATCCTCGTTCAAACTGTATGTTAAATGATAATTAGAAGGTAATTCTTTATTAACAAATTTAACAGCACGTTTATAAACTTTTGTGTAATCATAAAATTGAACATCTGGAAATTTTTCAAATATTCCAAAATTTTCAAAACTTATGTCACTAGTTCCATTTAATCTAACACAAGGTATAAAATTATTTTTCTTACAGTTTAAAACATGGTTTTTTATTTCACGTTCTAACTGTTCTAAAAATGATTTTCTTTCTTGCATAAACCAACGTGTTTTATTGATACGACCATTTTGAACGTTACTAAATGCGCCATGACCAGAAGTATTTAAACAAGCTTGTTTACATCCTTTTGAAGCCATTGGACACACATTATAACCAGACAAATTAGAAGGCGCTAAATATAAAATAGCTGTTTTATATCCGTATTTTTGCCCTTTAATTGTTTTGGCGTTGTTATCTATGTTTAAAAGTTTTTTAGACTTTGTGAACGGTAGATTTTTATTCATATGTTTTCCTTTTGTAGTTTAAGAAAAAAAGACGCTTAGATAGTGAACGATATAAAGGCGCTTAATAGAAGGCTTGAAAGTTTTTTGTTAACGTTTAACTTTGTATTTAGTTTTAGTTATTTTAGTTTTGAAAAAATCGTATTCACTATTAGAACACATATACATAATATAGTCGTAACGGTCTGTTACTCTATGTCCAGTAAATGCATTTTTCTTGATAGCATTTTCAAAACATTTTTTCGGGTCATCATTAAAAATAGTATTTAAATGAGAACCACCAACGTTTATTTCAGTTATTTCGTTTTTAGTCTGTAAAGCTTCTGGAAATATATAAACACTCATTAAATACCCCCTAGCCTTCTTAATTCACACACGGCACAAAATACTTTAGATAAAGATTTTATTACAGCGTGATTATTACAGTTTTTATTTTCGCATATAGGTAATAGATTTTTATTCATATTTGTTATCCTTCCTTTTGTAGAAAATATTCAAGCCTTCAATTAAACGCCTTTAATCGTTTTATAAATTCACAATGTTTTAATTTACATTGTTTTCGGTCTATCATTATTTCATGTATGACCTAGCCACGAAACCAGACTATTAAAGCCTACGTTATTTAATCAATGAGTTTTTTAAAATCTATTAAGCCTAAAACCTCGTTAATGCTAAAAGGCGCATTATTCAAAACTGATTTTATTTTTAATATATTCCTCACGGCAATTTAATTAATAAACTAAACCGTTAACGAATACAACCCATTTATGAATTAAATGTAAAAACGCATAAAAACTGAGCTTTTACGGCATTTTTAGACCCTATATAAAAAAGCCTTTAAAATAGCTATTTTATCAAAAAACCAAAAAATAGGCAAAATTGACCAAATCAACCTAAAAAAGAAGCCCATAGAAGCCCACAGAAGCCCCTTCAATAACTTTTATGATACTTACTTACCACCCAAATTTTAAGTTATTTCTAGAATTGATAAAAAAAGAATAATTAAAAGATAAAACAAAAATAAAACTAAATGATTAAAAAAAGAATAATTAAAAAAATAAATAAAAGTAATTTAAAAGTTTAATTAAAAGTTAATCATTAAGTTTAATTAAATCTAAATTAATAAATAAAAGTTAATCATTAAGTTTAATTAAAAAGAAAAAAAAATAGACCCCACGACAAAGATAAACCCAAAAGAAAACCAAAAAAACAAAACAAAAGTTAACCAACGGTTATAACAACCGATAAAAACTCTATATTTGAAGCCGTTCCTGGAACAGAACAAAAGGTGAACAAAAGAACAAAGGGGGAACATCGCTCTCTTTATTATAATGATACCCTCTCAGATTTTTTTACCGAAATATAGCAGTAATCTCCAAGAATATCTTATAGTTAACAAGGGTACATACCCCAATAGTATTATTTCTGGTAGGTTCATATGTTTAATAGGTTTACTGGGTGGGTGGGTTTCATAAATAACCTTCTTAAAGATACTTTATGGTATCATTAAGGTTACATATAGATGACTTTCTACCCCCCTAGTTCTAATAGGGGTACTAATTAATCCACCTTGTATTACTTGGTTTTTTACCAATAGTATTTTGCATAAAACGTTCTAAATCTTTTTCTAAAAGTTCATTCTTATGTTCGTTAAATGCTAGTACCTGGTCTCTGTCCATACGTTCTACCCAATAGTTTACAGCTATAGATAATGCGTCTAGTTGGTCATCATGCCTTAGAGAACCTTTATCTTTAGTTATTCTAGTCATTTGTTTAAACAATTGGTGGTCTAATTCGTACTTAAAGTCATTCTTAATTAACTCTTGGCTAACCACTAGTCTATGTTGGTTCATAACAGGCTCTAGAGTGTCTATAATACGTAATTCTTTCTGTTTTGAGTGTCTTACCTCTTCAATTGTACATGGGTGTATACGTGCCATTATAGGCTTTAGCAAGGCTGTTGCCATACCATCACCAAAGTTAGACTCAATAACAACGTAATTAACATTGTGTTGTTTTGCTATATTACTTAGCTGCTCTAACGTACTGTCACTATAACCACCGTCTAATCCACCACAAGCTGTCAAATATAATATTCCATGTAACATTTTAACAACTGAGTAACCAGTTTTGTCTGCTCCACGACCTGCAGGGTCAATTGACATAACTGAACCTTCAAATGGTGCATAAGTTTCAGACATATACATTGGTGCTACGTAATAATCACCTTTAAGTCCAACATTAGGCAGCTCACTGTCAATATTTTTGATTTGGTCAACAGAAGAAGCCCATTGTATCTTTGTAGGCGCTTCTTTCCACGTATCTAAGCCAGATACTACAATTAAGTCGTTTAGTTTTAATGGATATTTCTCTAAATCACTTAATGTTGTGTCTAACATAAACTGTAATGCAAAACCACTACGTCCATAAGACGCTTGACGTTCCATTAAGTCTACTTCATCAAATCTTTGTGGGTCTGTAGGCTTACCTACTAATTTTTTATCTTCTTTAACAGCGTCAGCAACTATTGGTGCTAGTTTATGTCCTAAACTAACTTGTTGTGTCTGTGTAGGATATAAAGCCGTCCATACTCTTGTTTCAAATCCTCGTTCTTCCAAGTCATTGTACAAACTCATTTCAGTTTGTGGTGTACCTAGGAAAACAATACGTCCTACTTCAGGTTTAATGATTGCGTCAAATTCTTTAACGGTTTCACCTAGCCTGTCCCTCATTAATTGTGTTTGAGAGTTATTAGCTGACTCTACGTCATCTGCAATAATTAAATCAGCACGTGAACCAGTCAATTGCGATGTAACACCTAAAGATTTAACTGAAGGTGCGTGTGACGCTCTAGCCGGTGCAACATC